CAAAACCTGAGCAGGGCTATGTCCTCGCTTTGGAATGCATCGCCAGCCGGATGACCCCGCTTTCCTGGAAGCGCGAGAACCATTTGATCAATGGCAACATCACCATGAAGAGCGAGTCGATGCTCTCTGGTCTGATGAATGCCGGATGGGACATCGACTGGATTCAGTTCGATGCGGTGGCGGCGATTGCCGACTTCAGCAAGGGTGTGAAGAAGGTTCGCGTCTCATTCACCGCAGAGGATGCGAAGATTGCCGGTCTAATCCCCGCAAAGCCTGGCAGTGGCTGGGCGAAGTTCCCCGCTGAGATGCTCCGTGCGCGGGTCATCAGCAAGGCGACTCGCATGCTCGATCCGCGAATCACGCAAGGCCGCTACACGCCCGAGGAGGTGGCCGACTTCAACACCCCATCAACACCCGCTCAACCCACTCCAACGCGCCAGACGGTCAATGTGACGCCGGAGTCGACCTTCTCGCTGACAGACAAGCTGGAGCAAATCCTCGAACCGCACAGCGACATCGCCAATGCGTTCCTGCTCTCGAAGAACCTCATCAAGGAAGGTCAGAACTTCCGCGATGTCAGCACCAAGGTGGCCAACATGATCATCAGCGACGCCGACGGTTTCATCTCCAAGGCTAAGGCGTTCTCAGCTCCTACACTCGAATGAGTATTCTAAACCGCCACATCAACTTCGACATGCCAGCCGAGAAGTATCACGCCGTTGACGCTCTCTCAAAGTCGATGATGACCAAGATCCTTAAGTCTCCGGCGCACTACAAAGCCGCGCTGGAGGAGCATCAGGAGCCTACGAAGGCGATGCAGCTTGGTACGGCGATTCACACGGCTGTTCTCGAACCGCAACTGTACTCGCAGGTCGTCGCCGTGATTCCGCCGGACATCGACGGTCGGACCAAGGAGGGCAAAGCGTGGAAGGAGCAGCACAAGAGCCGCATTCATCTAACTCACGCCGAGGACATCGATGTCCAGGGCGTAGCGAACAGCGTCCGCCGCCATCCGTTCTGGGACATCATCAACCTGCCGCACAAGATCGAGGCGAGTGTCTTCGCTCAAGATGAGGAGACTGGCCTACCTCTGAAAGCTCGTCCCGATCTTTGGGTCGAGGACCACACCCTGGTCGATGTGAAAACAACGGACGACGCATCGCCTGAAGCGTTCAGCCGCACAATCACCTCGTTCGGCTACCACATTCAAGCCGCTCACTATCTGGCGATGACCGGAGCGGAGAACTTCATCTTCGTGGCCGTCGAACGCAAAGCGCCGTACGCCGTCGGTATCTACAAGCTGGACATCGAATGGCTTCAGGCCGGTGAGAATCTGAGGCGTAAAGCCATCTCGACGCTCCACGAGTGCCGCGCACTGGACAGTTGGCCAGCCTATCCGACAGCGACACAAACACTTTCATGCCCGAAATGGGTGCTGAATAAATCCGAGAGTTAGACCACAATCCAAATCCCTAAAACAATATGTTCAAAGTCAATCGTAAGGACGCCGGAGGCAGCTACATCAACGCTGAAGGCGAGTACACCGTCACCGTGATGAAGGTCGAGGAAACGCTCGATGCGAAGGGCCGCGAGGTCTGCAAGGTGACATTCGCAACCGAGGACGGATCGAGCATCGCCGACCGTTTTATCAACCAGGAGAATGTCTGGTTCCGCGTGAATCAGCTTGTCGCCGCCACCAACCACAATGTGCCGGATGGAACCGAGGTGGACTTCCTTGGCGTCAAGGGCAGCTATGCCAACTTCCTGCGCTCAATGATTGGCTTAGAGTTGGCCATCACTGTCCGTGCTGAAGAGTACGAATCGAATGGAGAGAAGAAGAAGGCGTATCGCATCAAGAACATGAAGGCAGCTCCTGCGCCGACTGCTCCTGAGTCTGACGAAGAAAAGCCGTTCTAAACTAAGGAAGACGGGGGGAGGGGAGCGCATTCCTAGTTAACGCTCAAACCTAAGAATTTAATTCGCATCCATGAAAGTCAAAATCGCAGCAATCACAAAACCACTTGTCGGCGACGGCACAATGACCGCATCCGACTTCATCACGTTCGCAGCGCGGGTCAGCAATCCGAGCAACCAGATGAGCCTGCTCACCGCTCCAAAACTACTGGCCTACTGCATCAAGAACGGCCACTGGAGCATTTTCGAACAGGCCAGTATGACGGTCGAGATTCAGACCAGCCGCGCCATCTCCGCTCAGATCATTCGTCACCGCTCGTTCTGCTTCCAAGAATTTTCACAACGGTATGCGCCGAGTGATTCGCCGGAGCCGGTCGAACTTCGCACTCAGGATCGAGTCAACCGCCAGGGAAGTGGCGATTCGTTCGATCAAGACTGGGCGTACGACGCGGTGGCCAAGTCTGTCGATCTTGCGTTCAAGACCTATCGCCAGCTCCTCCAGGAAGGCGTGAGTCGTGAAACCGCTCGCATGGTTCTTCCGCTCTGCACGCAGACGACGCTGTACATGACTGGAAACATTCGCTCATGGATTCATTACTTCGAGCAGCGTTGCGCGAAGGGTACGCAGAAGGAACATCGCCAGATTGCGCTGGCCATTCGAGACGGCATTTTTGCCGAGCATTTCCAGGTCATTCACGAAGCGATTACGAGCGAATCAAAATGAACAAACCCAAACCCAAACGTCCCGTTGCTAAGATGTTCGTCGTGTCAGACGACACGCACAAGAGACTGAAAGAGTATGCAGTTAAGAAAGGCTACAAACTGCAATACGTTGCAGATGAGGCGGTGAGTGAATATCTAAAGAGACAGGAGGCGAAATGAGCGAGCAAAACAAATCAGAGACGGTACGACTAACATTCAAAGGACTGCTGTCCATTTACCTGCCGGACGAGAAGGTGATGGAAGTTTACAACGCCACCGAACTGTCCTGCCGCAGGAACAATTGGGGAATCGCAATCGACGAGAGCAACCGGCTTGACTTCGTTCCGATGGTGAAGGTGGAGGAAACGAAATGAACATTGAACAAACCAAAGAAGCCATCCGCGTAATGCAGGCATTTGCGGATGGGAAGGAAGTGGAACATTGGTATTACGAAATGTGGGTAAAGATCCATGTACCGAGGTGGGACTGGGGTAACACAGAATACCGCATCAAACCCACCCCAACATTCCGCCCGTGGACTGCGGATGAGGTGCCGCTGGGTTCAATAATGAGGACCAAAGGATTGGAAGGACGATGCATTATCATAGACACAGAAACTTCAGACGATAGATCCTATTGGTTGAACGCCAGAGAACATAGCACCGACGGCGGCAAAACATGGCTCCCGTGCGGGGTGATGGAGGAAACGAAATGAGCGCACCAATCAACGACGGAGGACCGGCGTTTGCAAGAACTGGAGCCGATGGACATACGAGTCCACAAATCGGGATGACCCTGCGCGACTACTTCGCGGCGAAGGCAATCAATGAAGTGGGGTGGTACAACAACATAAACCAGAGCGCGATTATGGCTTACGAAATAGCCGACGCATTGCTCAAAGCGAGGGAGGCGAAATGAAAGACACAGATTCATTTGTGCTATTCTGGCTTATTCTGCTTGGTTTATTCATAGCTTTCTTCACTGGGCTTCATCTAGGTGAAACTCGTATGCAGAAGGATGCTATTCTAAATAACCATGCCGAGTGGGTGGCCGACACAAGCGGCAAACCGCAGTTCAAATGGAAGGAGTGCAAATGAGCGACACCCCAATATCAGACAGCACTCCGCACAACGTGGCCGATCTGGGAATGCTGTGCAGGAGGCTGGAACGAGAACTCACCGCGTCCAACGCAATCATCCGGCAGCAGCAATTGTTGGATGAAGAAAACCTGCGGCTTCAAGACCGCATCAAGTGGCTGGAGGAAGAATTCAACGAACTCCGATCAAATGAATCTCGATTGCTAAATTCAAATGAAGAACTTGAAAGACGCATCAAGCGGCTGGAGGAATGGAAGGAGTCGGCATTGGAGGTTGAACGCGAATGGGACGCCAACGCCATCGCAACACTGCTCGGAGCAAAACTCGGAGAGTCTCAGCGCAAAGTGATTCAGCGCGAAGTGCCTCTACTTTTAGAACGCATCAAGCGGTTGGAGAAGTCCTCGCAGCAATTGAAATCATTAAATAATAAAATATGCGAGATAAATCTCAAAGTGTCTCAAGAGCGGCATGACTCGAATGTCCGCATCACCCAACTGGAGCAGGAGAACGACGCATTGCGAGCGGATCTGCTGCTGTGGAATGAGAAGGAGGTGAAGTTGTGAGCGATACACCGAGGACGGATGCGGCTTTTCGATCTGCCATTCGTGAAGCCAATGATTCTGCGGAACCATTGAACGAAATGATCGGATTTTCAATGAAACTCGAACGCGAACTCACCGCGGCCAATGACCGAATCAAAGAACTCGAAGCCAAAGTGAACGAGTTGAACGACCTCGAAAAATGGTTGGAGGGAAGATGATTGTACCCATCGGCCCTGCCGCATTCGTGTTCCGCCACAATCGAACCGGCCAGATTGTCGTCGCACCCAGCGAGCGATGGCATGAGTACTACGACAATAAAGAGGACTGGGAACACACTGCGAGCGTGAATGCTTGCGGAGCTTTACAGTACATCATCGACGCCAAACCGGCTGAGAGGAAACGATACATCAAGTCGCTTACGGAGAAACCATGACCTACTCACAAGCAGGCCAACTGCCTCACCATCAGTACTGCTTCGTCGAAGCATCCTTCCTCGGATTATCCGGGACAGCATTCATCCCCTGCGTCTGGTTCGGCCTAGTATCCATCCCAGGTCGGATGTGGGGCTGCACCATCATGCTCGAATGCGGAGCGGTCTATCGGGCAGTCCCGCCCCACGCCATAACATTCAGCTCCGATCCAGAGCTTGAATGGACACCTCAGCAAGCCCAGCGATGGGACTGCTACGGCACCGACTTCACCACCATCGAGTACACCTTCCTCCGAGGACTCGAATGCCAGGTCAAATGCGCCGATCAAATCATCACCGGCGACTACCTCTTCACCGCCGCTCCCATCGGCGATAGCTGGAGCCGACAACCCAACCAAGCCAAGGAATTCATGTTCATCCGAACCGATGGCGAACGACTCACCATCCAGCCCACCGACAAGGTCATCTTCATCGAGAAGTCATTCACCGAACCTCAATGGCCCACCGGCCTGCGAACCACCGACAAAATCTACACCTGCGAATGAAAACCAAAAAGAAAAGCACAGTCATCACAATCGACTCAGCACTTCATTCCGAGCTGCGCGCTGTTAGCGAAAAGCATGGAATCAAGATCGGATTTCTCGCTGAAAAAGCGGTGAGAGAACTGCTGGCAAAGATGAGCAATACGACGCAAGTAAGCGCATCATTGACGGCAGTCACCCATTAGTAAGCGATTCGTACCGTGTGGTACGGACAACACCCTTCGGCCACCATGAAGCGGCGGTCGGAGGGACAAATTTCCTAAAACTATGAATCTAAGAGAATACCAACAGAAAGCAGTAGAGTGGGCCAAAACTAGCGACGGTCTGATCGTCGCTCCGGCTGGCAGCGGTAAGACCTGGATTGCCGCGAGCATCATCAAGCACTTCCAACATAGCTTGGGTGGGGCTAGATTTGGCTGGCTCGCCCCAACACGCGAGACATGTCAGCAAGCGCGCACATCGCTCCGCGTTGCCGGTGTACCTGACGAGGTCGTTGAGGTGCGTTGTCCGCATGAGTCAGTGGACTTCAGCAAGAAGGACATACTGATCGTTGACGAAGCGAAGCACAGCCCCGCTGCTGGATGGCGACGCATCATCGAATCCTGTGACGGAGAGCGTTATGGTTTTGACGCCACGCCGTGGAGTGACAACGAGGATCGTAATATTGTCATCAAGGAGCTGTTCAACCAGCGAGTCTACGAAATCAAGCGCAGCGACATCGGCGATTCATTGGCCGACGCTTATCTCGAACTCTCCGACGCAACTGATCTGAATCTGAAGCAGAAGATCGATGACAACATCGACCGGCTGTTTGTAACAAGACGGCGGTATATGCGGATAAGTGACGACGAATTGAAGCGCATGTGCGCCTGGGAATCGCTCGTTGAAATCGGCATCTGCGAGAACCGTGAGCGCAACGATTACGCCATCAATTACGCGCTAGACCACCTCGACATGCAGACGCTCATTCTCATCCCGCGCATCACGCTGGGTGAGGACTACGAAAAGCGCATTCCGAATTCTCTGCTCGTCCATTCCAAGATTGCGAAGAAGCAGCGCAAGGCCGCGATGGAGGAGTTCAAGGCTGGCAACCTGCGGACCATGATTGCCACATCACTGGCCGACGAAGGACTCGATCTTCCAAATGTCGAACTACTCATCATGGTGAGTGGCGGTCGGTCATCACAGAAGACGATCCAGAGAGCGAGTCGCGCACTACGGAAAACAGATTCCAAAAACTGTGCGACAATCGTGGACTTTTCTGACAAGTTCCACCCCATCGGAGCGTATCACGCGAAAAAGCGCATGGCATGCTACCGTCAACTCGGTTGCGTCTTCCTCCAATGAGTGCATCAATTACAACGACAACAAACGAAACAGCCACGCCCACAGAGAACGTGGTTTATCTGATCGGCGAACTTCGAGGTATCAGCCGTCAAACAGAAACCAAGACAGGTGCGCTTATGGTGCGCCGCGTTATATCCGTCGCTCGCCATTGGACGGATGCAGATGGCCGATTCCACGAAGATTACGACGAATTCGAACTGTCCTCATGGGGGCAGGTTGCGGAGAAGATCATGGAAGTCGGCAATGGCGCGCTGGTGCGTGTCAAAGGCCGTGTAAAGGTTGAGAAGTGGTCGGACGGTGGTGACACGAAATCAGCCGTTCGAATCGCTGCCGAACAAATAACGGTTCTGTGCTACTAAAATGAGTAAATCAAACAAACCCATCGTTGCCGTTGACCCTGGTGTCGGCGGCGGATTCGCAGTCAACACACCGGACGGAATCGTCCTGTTAAAGATGCCGGAATCACTGCCGGACATCTGCGCGCTGATCAATCAGCTAAAGGTGGCCAACTCAGAGTTATGGATCGAGGAGCTTCCGAACTTTGTGTCCCCCATGACGAAAAGCTCGTCGATGGCCGTGCTTCACAGAAACCTTGGTCGGGTTGAAGCTGCTGCATACGCATACGGATACGCTCTTCACAGAGCAGCTCCAAAAGCGTGGCAGGCTCCGTTAGGACTCGGCGGGAAAGCATCGTGCAAGGATTATTCCGATTGGAAGCGCAAGCTCAAGGCGAAGGCCCAGGAATTGTATCCACACCTAGATGTGACGCTTAAGAACTGCGACGCCCTGCTGATTCTGCACTATGCCATGGGAGGCGGCAGATGATCCGCAGATCCAATCGCCCTCCAACGGAGAGCGAGATAAAGCAAATGCTCATCGCGGCCTTCTGCATGGGCATGATCATCACGTCCGCGTACTTCATCCTGTTCATCCTCAAATGAGCGAGAATAACCTGAAACCTCTCGCAGAGGAGACGGACGTTGATACGCTTCGAGCGGCCATCGCAGAGTACCAATGGTTGGCCAAGACCTTATTCAAATCTTTAGGGTGCGGATGCTACGGAGGACATGACCTCTGCTACAACTGCACCCAAGCTGAGAGACACTACAAACACACAACCGAGACATACAAATAATGAGCGCAATTAAACAACAGACAATCCGAGTGGCAGACGCAGATGAATCCACGCCAAGAATAGACTTCGCCTACATCGACAAGAAGTACAAGGAATGGCTGGTTCGCCGTGGATTTTCCAATGAACTTGGAAACGAACTTGGAATGCGACGGCCAAACGGACGACGTGGCAAACGAATTGACCCTGATGAAATCTGAAATTACGCGAGAACAACTGTTGAAGGAAGCGCCTCGGCTGATCGAGTATGCCATTCTTCGCGGCTGGATGACTAAGCCCAAACCAAAATCTGATGACGCTTGGCATTGCAGTGGATCAGGACATCTCGACGACGCTTCAGACGATGAAATACAGGAACTCCGCAAAAAGCTCGGTGGAGGTTGAACTCCTCTCCGACGACGTAGAAATACGGATCGGAGAAACCAAGTGGGCAGGCGTGGCCTACATGCGAGAAGGCAAGAGCAAGGTCTACGTTCGAACCAAAGCCGAATTCAAGGCCAAGTTCGTTCTGGTCGATGCGAAGCCCTAACCTATACATCGCCGCACAAGAGCAGCTCTTTGCGAAGTTTCAGTCACGCTCCATCGCCATCCAGCATTGGAGCAAGTACCTGATGACTCCCAAAGAGCTTGCTCTCCTTTTTCAGAAATTAGAGAAATCAAATTCTGTTCTTCGCGAGATAGCCAAGACTGACCTTGGCCAAAGCGGAGAGTTAGCGAGAAAACAACTTGGAATCGAATGAATCAATCAAAGATCGACCGTGCGCGTGCGTGGCTTAGAAACACGCCAGGAGCCGTCGCAGGTCAAGGCGGTCATAACGCAACCTTCGCAGTAGCAACCGCGCTCATACACGGTTTTGAGCTGAATGCGGGGGATGCGGAGTCGCTCCTGCACGAGTACAACGCGAAATGCCTCCCACCATGGAAGCCGAATGAGTTGGCGCATAAGCTCGATCAGGCGTCCAAGGTTCCGCACGACAAGCCGCGTGGCTGGCTTCTCGAATCGAATTCCGGCATGGGGCAGGGCGGAACTCCGGTATCACCCACCGGCAAGTTTGTGGTGCGAAAGATCCAAGCAATTCCGCAATCGGACTTTCGATTTTCAACCATAGATTTCTTAAAAGCCTGCTTTGAACCAGATGAAGTTGTCTGCATCTGCAATGACATCGTAAGCGACGATGAAGGTCGGACTCGGCCAAACTCCAAGGGTACATTCCTCAAGCGCGACGAATGGATTAAGAACCATTTCACGCCGCCCATCAGCGCCATGTGGAACGGTCCTGACAGCCGTGGCGCATACGTCCGCGTCAACCCATGCTTCGATGAGAGTGGTTCTGATTCCGGCGTGGCAGCGTTCCGCCATGTGCTGGTCGAGATGGACGAGAAGACCAAGGACGAGCAATGGACAATCCTCAAGGAGTCGAAGCTGCCGATGTCCGTCGTCATCGATTCCGGTGGCAAGAGTTTGCACGGCTGGGTACGCGTCGATGCGGCGAACAAGGAGGAATGGAACGAGCGTCGTGATGTCGTCTATCGCCAGTTAGAAGCTCTTGGCATCGATCCAAAGAATAAGAACGCAAGCAGGTTCAGCCGGTTGGCCGGTGTGATGCGCGATGGCAAGGAGCAGAAGCTGTTGGCCGTCAATGTGGGTGTCGTGAACTGGGATGCGTTCACGGACTATCTGGAGTCGCAGGACATGCCTCAGGAGTTCTCGCTCGATAGCATCATCGAGTACGACCCGAAGAATGATCCTGATAATCTGATCGGCGACAGATGGCTACGTCGCGGATCTTCGCTTCTATTCGTCGGCCAAAGTGGTTGCGGCAAAAGCTCGATGGCCGCGTATCAGGGGATGAAGTGGGCGTCCGGCGAAGCATGGTTTGGCGTAAAGCCCGTCCGGGCGTTAAAAGTGGCTTACATCCAGGCGGAAAACGACATCGCCGATCAGCATGACGCACTCAAAGGTGCTGCTCAGATGACGTTTGGAAAGGAGAACTGGGAGCGAGGATTGCGGAGCGTGGACATGCTCTTCTTCCGCGAAACGGTCCGAACCGGAACAGACTTCGCCACAATGCTTCGCCGCCTCGTTCGCAAGACCAAGGCTGACGTGGTTTACATCGATCCGCTGCTCTCCTACATGGGTGGCAATCCTGCGGATATCGAGGTCTGCGCGAACTTCACCCGACACCTTCTCCAGCCGATTATGATGGAGACAGGCGTTGTCCTAGTACTTGTCCATCACTTCCCCAAGCCGAAGGGTAAGGACGACAAACCGGAGAGCGTGGCAGATTTGGCCTACTCAGGATTCGGATCGTCCGATCTAACGAACTGGGCGAGAGAGGTGATTGTGATGAAGGAGGTTGGCTTCAACAATCCGCGCAAGTTCATGCTCGGCATGGCGAAACGGGCAGACCGTTCCGGCATGACTGACAAGGAAGGAAAAGTCACCGGATCGATTATGATCCAGCGTGGTACGGGCGGCGACATCTCATGGAACTACGCGGAGCCTGAGAAGTTCGTTGTGGATAAGGAGTCGGCCAAGAAACCGCATTCCAAAGGCAAATATCCTAAGCGTTAGCCTTTTCCTCACGCATGGCGCGGCGACGGCCTTTGGCAGCGAGCGATTGGAACTTCGCCTTGCCGTATTTTTTGCGGCCAAGGTAGCTCGCCAAAGCCTTCGGATCTTTCACGCCTTTCTTCTCAAGCTCTCCAACGAGCTTCTCGTAACGTCCACCACCACCAAGTCGCATCTTGTCCATAAAATCAGATTGGGTTTGAGGTTAGAACCGACAGAGCAATCACCAAAATCCATGCAGCGCAGCTCCAATACTTGGGCGTCGTCTTATCCTTCGCACTCGCGCAGTTATGCCGCGCGCGGAAATTCTTACGACGCTCAGGATTGTCGCGTTTGATTTCCATGTTCGGATCGCCGAACCGGACGATGACAACCTTGCCAGCCGGATTCTTGACGTACACCGCGCTCTTCTTCCGCTCGCCAGGAGTGTAGAAGGGCTTGTTCAGCGTCACCTTACGCCCCTTGTAGGTATTACCTTTTTTGGAGAGGGAGGTTTTCATTAGTCGCGGCGGCGCATCTGGCGTTGCGATTCGCGCATCTGACGTTCCTCAAGTTTTTGATTCTCGTCGTGCATCTTCATCCGCTCGAATTCAAGCGTCAAAATCTTCGGCCACTGGCGAGTAAACGTGTCTAGCTGAGTTTTAGTCAGCGAATCGATTGGTTTGGAAACAGTGCTGATGTATGTCGGGTTGAGCAGGATTTTCCCAACGGTTGCAGCACCGACATTCTTAGCAATAGACATCGCAGCTCTGCGCTGAGAAATGGCAAGACCTCCTGCTCCAACAGCCGTCAAAGGTCCGCCACCAAAATAGGTGGCAACTGTGCTTCCAACTATGAATGGCAAGACGGTCTTTTGAAGAATCGTTTCTTTGTCCGCCGTCAGATCGGAAAGCTGATCGGCAATCTTGGAGATTTTGCTGACACCGTCTTTTCCAAAAGCAGCAGTCACCATCGCGTTGTACGGACCAGGAGAAGTTCCGCCAGCGACAAGCTGCTTCATCTTAGCGGCGTCGATCATCTTTCCATCTTTCGACAAGGCGTCCTCAACGATTCTTCCTACAATGATGTTTTGGACATCACCCTGAAGCTCTGGACGACTCGCATTGATGATTTCCATGAACTTCACGGAACGGTTCCGAGACGAGAGCGTGTCGGTTGATTGCTTCAGGAAATCAACGATGTCACCAGGAGTAGGTGTTGTCTCCAGCTTTCCAGACTTCAATGATCTGGCCAAAGCTTGCTGAAATTCAGACTGCTTCTCAGACACTTGAGAAACGTAATCGCTCAGGTTTTTGACAAGATCCTTGGCGTTAGGGTTGGCCAAGATTGTCTTAATTTCGTCGTCATCGAGGCGGATGTTCTTGTTGTCAAGAACAGCAGCCTTGAGGTCTGCAAGACGCTTTGCCGTGTCGTCTTTCTGATTTATCAGGACTTTTTGAAGCTGCGCTTCGTTTGCCTTTATTGCTTTTTCATTGGCAGCAAGCAGTTTTTCTGAGCCTGAAATTCCGGCATCAACATCTTTGATGAGTTGATCCTGTTGCTTCTTAAGTTCTTTAGAATTTGCCGTCAGTTCAGCCTGCTCATCGATGAGCGATTTGTAGGTTTTAGCGACATCCTGAATCTCTGCGATGCTCGGGAAGAATTCGTTGGCAACTTCCTTTGAGAGCTTTCCACGCGCACCCTTCGCTTCAATCAGCGTGTTGAGGAAGTCAGTCGGCTTTTCACCGCGAATCTGGTTGTAAATGTAATCCGAAAGGATCGGCTTAACCTCGGAAGTCCAGCGTTCACCCGCCATGTCCTTGAGTGCAGACATAGCTGTGCCACCTCTTGCTCCAATCAAAGAGGATACCATTTCAGGCGCACCACCAGCTTCCCCGATTTCCCTTAGGATTTTGTTAACGTAAGCACCTTTGAACCGACTAACGCCTTCTGCATATCGCTTGTTCTGAGCTTCAAGCGCCTTTTTTACGTCGGGATAATTATCAAAAGCCTCTGTAATCTGATCGTTAATTCTGTTTAGTTTTTTCCAATCTTCAAAATAACCTTTTTGAACGGCAGCGTTAAAATCAAACAACCTAAAAATTTGCGAGCGAATTTGCCGCAAATCCTCAAGTGTGTATTTTACCATTTCCGGCTTTTCAGCCGTTCCTTCATTTATCTCGACAACGATTTTCTTTAAGTCTGGTCTGATTTTATCAAATCCAGCCTTTTGTTCTTTATCAAACTTTTTTGCTTCCTCTCTTCCAATATCTCCAACTTCGGTTCCAGCCTCGAATGCCGAAATTGGTTTCCCAGCAGGAAAACGAGAATCAAAACCTTCTTCGATCTGTTGGATCTGCCTGGTTTTCTCGGCAATCTGATTGGTAAGCTGTTCTCTTTCAGCCTGGTTGGTTGTGGGAAGGTTGTTCTTCTGAACCGTCAAATCTCGAATCTGATTTTTAATATTTTGAGATTCAAGCTGAAGCTCACCTTCAGCGCGTCGAGCAAGTCCGACCAACTCGGAATTTTTGGAATTGAGAAACTGATCGACATTGTTCTTGGCCTGTTCTGTCAGCTCATCCGATTTTCTGACGATTACATCGACCAGATTTGGGTCAACATCGGGCTTTCCAGAAACCTGCTTTAGCTCCTCAACAATTGCTTGAGTAAGCTCGTCTCCAGAAAGTCCAGAGCGCCTTCCATTGACAACAGATTCACCGATAAACTGTTTTATGCGGTCATTCCAGTTCTGGACAGCCTCAGCGCCAGTGCCTGAAAACTCTGGCGAGTACAGAGTGCTGGCCAACTGATCGGACAATGCAGGGTCGATTCCTGCACCTCCACCAAGACGCTTTTGAATCTCAGCAGTCCGTTCTGCAAGGAATTGCTGCGTGAATGGACGCTGGAATTCTCCAGCAATTTTGGACGCACTTAACCGTCCTTTGGCTGCTGCCGACAAAGCTCGTCCACCAGTCGAAATTGACGGATAAAGAAGTCCTCCAACAATGGCATTCTGGATTACATCGCCGCCAGTAATCTCTCCGCCCATTGCTTCGATGCCAGACTTGACGAGCGAAGTTCCGGCTCCAGCTCCAAACTCTTTGACGACTTGCTTACCAAGCGAAGATTGCTGAGCAACGCCAGTTTCTGCGGTCGTAAGGAACGATTTGAGTCCTGGTGCAGCAGCTTTTTTGGAAAGAGAAACACCGGGGACAAGTTCAGCAGCAGCCTCAGAAACGCTGAAATTATCAGGCGAAACCATTTGGCCAACGATGTTTGCAATCGCTGGGTACGCCATTTCACCGGCAATGACCTGTCCTCCAGGAAAGAACTGAGCGGCTAATGGGCCACCATATTTTATTGCACCTCCAAGAACTTTTCTTCCGCGTTTGTTCTCGTAGTCTACAAGGAATTGTCGCTCTCTGTCGGTAAAGTCTTCGTCCGTAAGAGGCTCGTAGTTTCCAGCAACATACTTCTGAAACTTACGCGCGCTGTCTCTTCCAAGGTAAAAATCAGCCTGCTGCACCAGCGGATCTTGAGACTGAAATCGCTGCGCGCCTTTAAGGTCTGATCCTTTTACAGCTTTCTGAACCGCTTCCATAGAGCCGATTGGTGGCTCTTCAAAAACAACCTCAGGCTTCCGCATCGGAGGGGCTTGCGGCGTAGACAATGCGGAAGGTTGCTGCTGAGCTACCTGAACTTCGTCGTCAAAAACAATTTCAGCCATGTTTGTGTTTACTTGATGGTTGCAGGTCTTCCACCGACTGAGATTCTAGTTCCAACTGGAAGATTTGCCGACTGAGCTTCTTGGATTGAGTTAAACGACCGAATTTCAGACTGTTGTTGAGGGGCTGTCTCAACACCTAAAATCTCATCCGCCCTACGTTCAAGTTCGTTGATGTAAGCAGAGTATTGAGGATTGTTGTCAATTCCCTGCATCCTCAGCTTCTCGACACGATCTTTGATCGAGCGAGCGGTCAATTCCTTGAAGGTTTGAACTCGCTCAGAAAACCCTGTGTCTGTCGGTTTACCGATGGAAGAGGTAATCCTCGTCGTCTCAGACTTTGTGAGAGACTTGCCGCCTCGCTTAAACATAGCACCGCTGCTCATGTTCTCGTAAAGTTGGTTCACTTGTCTTTCTGGTCCAAACGATCCAATAGCCTCGCCAGCCTTGACCCTTATATTGAACGTCGGACCGTACAAATCCTCGGCCAGATACGGTTCCATCGGCTTGATTCCGTTCAATACCGCCTCAGAAAATTCAAGCTCATCAAGATCCAACTTCGTTGGCTTCAACGATGATGTCTTTGCCGACTCGGCCTTTTCACGGGCTATGTCGATTCTTTCAGCACCCTGAGCAAGACGACCACGACCAAGCTCTTCGCTAAGTTTCAAACGCTGCTCGCCCTGTTGAAGTTGGCCACGACCAAGCTCTTCGCGTAAAGCCAGATTCGCCCTGCCAATTTCCTCGCGTAAAGCGAGCGTAGCGTTTTGAATCTCTGAACGATTTTTACCTTCTGCAATCAAACGCTCAAGATTTGCTTGTGCGATACCGACTCGATCAAGCGTGGCTTGTGCGGTTGCTTGTTTACTTCCAATGTCTGCCTGAAATTTTGCGGTAGTTCTGGCATTGTACTCATTCCAGTCAATCTGCGGATTTCCGTTCTGATCAAGAACAACAGCGCCAATTTCAGCGGCCTTGTTGAGAAGCTGAGCCTGCTTGCTGGCAGCACTGTTGGCCGCGTTGTCTCTAGCCTTCAAAAGCATCGCTCTTTGCGAGTACTTTTCCAAATTGTTGAGCATCCGGTCAGCTTCGACGCGGTACTGCTTTGATTTGAAAGCTGGAATTAATGGAAACTTGGAATCAGGAGTAGGGTTGTCGAGATAGTCTCCGACCTGCTTGCTGAGGTCAGAAAACGCATTGAATTCCTCAACCTGTGCTTTCTGTTCACCAATCGCATCAGCAAGAGTCATGTCTCGAATCTTGTTCTGAAGCTCCATTCCTTGGCGCTGGAGCAAAGACTCGGCAGTCTGCTGCTGAAACTGCTCCATCATCCGCGCCTGAGTTTGCGCGCGGTCGAACAGGTTTGCACCTAGCTGAAATGCTTGGAGAGATTGGTCGGCCATAAGATTAGCGAATTCCAGGGTAGAAGGAAGAAGGGGGAACAGCGTACAGAGTCGCCGGAGACATCGGGTTGGTGTATGGCGTTCCTGGTGACATCGGCATTTCTCCGGTGCTGTAATCGATTGCTCCACCACTTATTGATCCTGAATTTTCAAACCCGTATCCAGAACTTGGTGAAGTTCCAGGAACTACAGCTCCGCCAGCAGTCGGAAGCATTGCCTTGTACAGGCCATACTGCATCAGAGCGCCTCCAGCGATGTTTCCGACGTTGCTCAATGTGCTTCCGATGGCTTGCTGGAACGGCGACGGAGCAGCAGCAACCTGAGCGGCAGTCAAATCACGCCCGTACATTCTGGCCTGCTGTTCTTGAATCGCGCCGATCCGTTGAGCGGGTGTGATGAACATGCTGCTCACCGAGAACGGCTGGGCCATTCCAAATGCTCGCTGCTGCTGGATGAAGTTCTGAGCTTGAGCAAGACCCTGATTCTGAATCTGCATCGCTGTCAGACCAAAGTCGCGAGCGAGCAAATTTGTTCGAATGCCTGACGCATCTTTAAACCCTCCACCAACCGCCCGACCAGCGACAGCTCGTTGAAGCTGCGATTGAACATCTTGATCAACCTCGCCACGCAATCTTGAGCCAATAGTCTTTCCAGCCTGTTGAATCAACTGGTCATAGCCAGGAATCGCACGGCGAAGCTGAGTTTCAAGCAATGACTGTTCGGCGGATGTCGTCTTTTCCGCCAGTTTGGTGGCAGGCTCAAGCGCGGCAATGTTTTGCCGGATAGCGTTGGCCTGCTCCTGCTCGAAGTTGATCGGCTTCAGCTCAGGCACCTTCGGCTTGCGTCCGCCGAAAAGCCCACCGAGCAAACTACCGGCAGCGGAGATTCCCGCCGCTCCAAGAATTGCTGCACCTAATGCCATAAATTATCCTTTATCAGAACCATTGAGAAAATCCACCGCCGTTCAATCCGACGCCCACCATTCGGATGGTTGCCACAGCGTCACCCAAATACTGCATCGTCTGCTCCTGCACAGCTTGAACAGCTTTGGCTTCGTAGGCCACTGCTTCCTGAATCAAATCGTTCTCCTCCTTGCGAATCGCCATGACCATCAGCTTGATGGCGTCTGGACAAGGAGGAATAAGGTAGTCATTCACGCTCGTCGCGTTGATGTGGCGCATCTTCGCCATCACCGTTACCGGCTTGTCCTCCTCGTTGTTGCAACGATCAGCGAGGTAACTGCGACGATACTGCGGCAGAGTTTCATCAGGGTCGTAAACTGCCAGATCCAACTCTAGCAGCGTCGTCGCATCGTACTCGTACAAACGGCTTGCCGTATTCGTGGCTTCGCGGATGACGCCGGTCAGAGTGGTGAACTTCTTGGTCGATTGAGTGTACGGCAAAGCAAGCGTTAGCTTTTCACCGTCGATCCAGACGCCTCCGGATTGCGTTCGAATCCATTGACCGTTTTGATCAACACCTTGCAGCGTGATGGTTTTGCCGACATCTGAAGCGTCGCCAGGGTAGACTCGAAGATAACTGTTAGTACCGCCAGACATGTCGCGGTAAGAAACCACGGTACCACGGTCAACAAGCTGCTTACCAACGCACACTTGGTTTCCATTGAGAAGTCCGTATCCGGTTTCCTGAAACTCAAACCATTGATTGCGAACCGTTCCAACTCCGCAGCAATCTGCGATGGCTTCAATCGTCTCGATCTGACGCGGCCAAGTGATGCAGCCTCCGACCGTGTGAATCGTGAAGCGTCCGTACGCGCCAGCCCACAAACCCTTGTGAAGCAGTCGTCGGCACGCCTGATTGATGTACTCGTAAACGCGAGCGTCATCGACGCAAACGCCGATAGCCCGAGCAATCGTTGACCTGATATCTTGGACGATCAGCTTCATTTGGTGTAGTAGACTCGGCTGGTTCGCTTGATGAAGTAAACACCATAGAACGGCGGAAGATTGTTGTGGGCTGCGTCGCCTCCAACCGAAGTGGTCGGCAACAGGTTGGCCACTCCTTCCGAGCGATTCGTCGCGCTGAACACACTCGTATCAGCCGATCCGCGCTGAGTAAGGTTGATGTACTGGTCGAGAATCTGATGCGTATGCGACGGCATCTCGGAGGTGACAAGCGTGTGCTTGTCCTCACCGGCAACAGCGGTCGATGTGGTTGTTCCATTGACGCTAACAACTCCACTCGCCGCGAACGTGCCAACTCCAACCGGGAATCGAGCTTCGAAAGCTGTGTCAATTTCCCACATCGAACCGGCGTAAGGATTGCCGGAATAAACGGTTCCGTCACCGCCGTCGTATGAAAGGACATCAGCACTTGTTCCCACGAAGATGCGACGCTCGCTTCCACCTGCGGCAACAGGGTTTTGCCTCGCCCAATAACCCCCCTGAAAAACCCACCAGTTGCCGTTGTTATCCAGCCACGGGTAAACCTGATTGTTCAGCGCCGGAATAGAGGCACCGAAGTTGAAGAACGAGTTTCCAATCGAACTATTGAACGTCGCCTGGGTGCCACTGATGACATCGTTGGCCAACTGTTGGTAGTTGGTCGGACAATACCCGACCGGCAAACTCGGGGGCGTCAGCGTGATGAGCGTAAGGTTTGGCATTCTGTTTCTATGGGTTGACAGATTCCGACGTGTAAGTCAGCGGGTTGATGTCGCACGCACTAATCGGTGTGCATGCAGGGAACACCGTCCGGCAATCACCAACACTCGGCTCCTGAATATCGTAAGCGTGAACTCGAAGACTCTTGATGCGGCAGTATCCAATGATGTTCATCGCAACCTGAACCTCGTAAAGATTCCGAGCCGGAGTGCTGATCGTCTCGTTGCACGGAGCATCTGAAGGCGTCGGAAAACGCATCTTCGGACGATACTGCGGCTTGAAGTTTTGAATCGGGCAAAGATCGAAACACTGCGTCGTCGTCGCGCACTCAGAAAAGTCAGTCCACTCAATCCAGCCAGGATACTGATCAGGCCGATAGGTGACGTTGAAGGAGACATCACCCTCAAGCGAGTCGATGAACAAGTCGCCTGAATCCAGTCGCTTCAATCCAAACGGAACTTCAAAGTTGTAGGCGCGAGTCTGCACCTGCCACTCAATCTCCTTCTTACCATCCGGGATATTGTTATCGAACTTGTCCGCCTTGGTGACTTCCCAGATTTGAATCGAGTCATCCGATCCGCGAGCGATGCAGAAACACTGATCGCCGTAAGCGTTCTCAGTCTTGACGATCTGAAGCACATCAAGTCCGGTCCAGATTCCCGACCACGCAGGCGGAAACTTTTTCCGCATCGACGTAATCAGGTCGAAGTCCAAGACAGCCAACGCCTTGTGAATGACACCCTCGGCATTGTACCGAGGCTGGCAGGTCATCAGGAGGCGATTGTCGAACACAACCGCAGAACTGGCCCACAAGAGATTCGTTTGATCGTTCTCGATGACATTCAGCATCTCGCTGCTGATCGGAGTGTTGCCATAATCATTGAACGAGCGTCGAGCAATGATGAACGATCGGACGCCATCGACAGCGCGGTAGAAGACATCGCCATTGATAGTGATGGCCGACCGAGAACCAAGTGCGCCGCTCGTAAGCAAGCTGATGGCTTGAATCGGATAGTTCAGGTTCTTCCAAACATCACGATCAACAGGCGCTTGAACCGAGAAGACGTATCGAGGTGTGAAGACTAGAAGCGGACCTTGGCCGAGCGAGGTGTCAGGATCGCCTGGGACAGCCATCGCTGTGATGCCGCCTGAATCCGACGGAACCGCAAAGTCTCCACCTTCATTGAGGAAGGTGTTCTCGGTTTCCTTGAGAACACTCGCTCGCGTTCCATCCCCATAAACGATGTCGGTAGCGCGGAATGAAAACCCATCTGGAAGAGCGTACCAGATACGGCCATTGACGTAGGCCATAACCTTTCCGGTCTTAATCTCATCGTCGCTCGCTCGACGTAGACTTGTCCCGTTGAAGATCAGCGGCCTGCTAAATCCATCCTGAATGACAACGAAGTTCTCAGCCTGAACCATCCAGCCATCTAGCAGGTTGGAAGGATTCTCTAGGTCAGGAGAAGTTGTGAGGCTCTGAGCATTGTTCTGAAGGCAGTTGTAAAGCCACACTTTACCACTGATCAGCATCAGTATGAACGTGCGTCCATCGTCGGCAATGTAGGGCAGCGCACACTGGAACGTGCCGGTTAGCGACTGAGGTCCGTAGCAGTCCTCCGACCAGCCATCCGCCGTAACGTTCGTCTGGTCAGCGGTAATCTGATCGTTGTCAGCCGTGATGGTGACGCACAGGTTGTAATCCTTTTGAACGAAGCCGGGGCGGCATGAGACAAACCCCTGTCGGAAGTTGGCGTTGACCGCGAACGCTACCTGATTCTTGTCCACCTCAGACGGCATCACGCCAGCGTCAATGCCACCCTCAAAGGTGACAGATCCGTCCGTGTACCTCCGTGGTGCGCGTTCGCTCATGGTTTAAGCCTGAATACGCTGGACCGAGAATGAGGAGCCTTGATCGATGTAGAGATTGTGGTCCGTGCTAACCAACACCTCGTAAAAATCGGTTAGAGCTGTCGCCTGATCAATGTAAGTAAGAGATAGTGGATGGTATCCATTATTTGTCACATTGAATGGTTTTGACACTAAAATATCAGATCCGTTCTTTCTGAGAAAAACAGTCACAGTTGCGGTTGTTGATACCGCATCAAGATTAAAGTATGCGTCTATCCTGTAGTAGCCAATGTACGGAACCGTAAATCGGCCACTTGATGCCGTGAACCCTGAGGCTGAATCTAGCCCAACGTAAGACGCCGTGGTGTAAACAGATGTGCTGTACGGATTGCTTCCTGAAGTTGGGCTGACATTTGGCGCATTTGCCGCTCCAAGACCAGTCACCCTCCGCGTAAACGTGACGTAGCTGAACGGGACAATCGACGGAGCTGACAGCGTGATGTTTCCGGCGCTGTTCGTAACGACAATCGGAGCCGTTCCAACAATCTCCTTCTGGAGATAAGTCGAGCCGTCGCCGACCGGAATCTTATTCGCGGGAGCGGTCGTCAGGTTTGTGCCACCCTTGGCAATCGGAACCGTGCCGGTGACATCGGCAATCGGAATCGTGGAAACAGTCGAAACCGCACCAAATCCGCCCGATCCTTGAGTCTTGAGGTAGCCAGCCGACAACGAATCAAGAGCAGTCTCGTTTGTCAGCGTTCCATCCGCAGTGCGGCAAATGTAAGACGCACCAACCGGAGCGCCGCCCGATGCACCAGCAGCGCCAGTCGCACCAATCGCTCCAGCAAGGGTGATGAGTGAGCCAGTCGGAATCAGCGTAGTGGGAACAGCGTTGGCAATTCCGAGAACTCCAGAAGCGGGGTTCTGAAGCGTCAGTTGCAAGCCATCGACCGACGTAACCTGCATGTAGCCAAGACCTTGAATCGAGACAAAGAACTGGCCAGCAACCGATTCTGGCAGGAAATCGGTGTTATCGACAAAAACAAGAACGCTCGAACCAAGAGCGGGTACAAAGAATGGCGCAGTCGTGTAAGTAAACGAATCAATACCATCCGTTCCATTGGTGCCGTTGGTTCCAGCCGGACCTTGAGGGCCGGGGATATTCACGACTACCGGCTCGGAGTCGCAAGGCTGGCAACAGCCGGATGAAGAAACAAGTTGCGACGGCATAATTTTCCTTTCGCAGAACCTCAAGTCCAACGACAACTAATGCAAGGCCAAACTATGGCAGAGCAAGCGTCCGAGCATCCATTGATTCAGCATAAGTACGGGATTCGTTCACCCGTCAAGATTCCAGACCTAGAACTGGAACTTTACGCATTCCGAAACCGGCTCCAACCCAATGAGGGTGGGCTAGGCACCTTCGACCATTTTGTTAACGCCACCAAAATGCTCTGGCCAAAGATGAGCTGGAATCCGTGGCTTGAAGCTCAGGTCGAAAGTCTCTGCGAACATGATTACGTTGGGTGGGCGGGATGCGGCGCGTCCGGTAAGACCTTTGGAGCAACACTTTTCGCGACAGTCTGGTGGTTGGCCAACCCTTCCAAGTCCACCGTTGTCCTGACATCGACGACCGCGAAGATGATCCGCAAGCGTATGTGGGCCAATCTTCAGGATCTGGTTCGTAAGTCGCGAGGATTCCCAGGCAACATGGTCGATTCAAAGATGGCGCTTCAGGCCATCAAAGGCGACGACCGTCATTCAATTTCAGCCATTGCCGTCGCCGAGGGGAACACTTCGAAGGCAGTGGCTAACATCCAAGGTATTCACGCCGAGCGGGTGATGGTCATCATCGACGAAGCGACGGATACGCCAGAAGCAGCTTTCGAGGCTTGCACCAATCTTTCGAAGGGTTGCCGCGAGTTTAAAATGTTGGTCATCGGTAATCCGGCATCGAAGTACGATCCGCACGGACGATTCTGCACACCGGCAAAGGGTTGGCGCAGTGTAACGATTGAGGATCAGCATTGGCTGACAGAACGTGGCATGTGCCGACGGTTTGACGGCATGAAATCGCCCAATATCAGCGAAGGGCGAACAAAGTACCCATATCTCATCACGCACGATCAGGTTTTGTCGGCAATGCGGCATGAGGGTGAGCAAAGCCCCACATTCTGGAAGTACACACGCGGATTCTGGAGTCCTGACGGCATGGTCAAGACAGTGTTGTCAGAATCGCTGATTGAGACGCACACGCCTACAAGAAACTTGGTGTTTACGACCAATGTCCAAGTCGTCGCCGGACTCGATCCAGGTTTTGGTGGCGATAGATGCGTTCTTCGCTTTGCTAAGATTGGCACCGCAAACGACAAGGCGAGCGTACTCTTCGGCGATGTAGTTCAAATCTCACCGAATGCCGCGCTGACTGAGCCGGTGCATTACCAAATAGCCAATCGAGTTAAAGAGGAATGCGCCAAGCGCGGCGTTGCACCGGACAAATTCGCTCTGGATTCTAGCGGTGAAGGCGGCGGATTGGCCGACATTCTGACCCGCGAATGGGGAGTTGTGCATCGCGTTGAGTTTGGTGGTTCTCCGTCAACCATCCCGGTCAGCGACGAGGATAGTCGGCCATGTAATGAGGCATACGACCGCAAGGTGACTGAACTCTGGTTCTCGATGCGAAAATGGGTCGTCGAAGAGCGTGTTGGCGGTATGGATATCGAGACATTGCAGGAGTTCTGCTCACGCATGTTCGACGATTCCAAGCGGAAGATATCGGTCGAATCGAAGACCGTGATGAAGCAACGAACCGGAAAATCACCTGACTTGGCCGACGCTGCTGTAGTCTTGCTTGATCTAGTCCGCAAAACCGCCTCCTTCGAACCGCGAGCAAGCAGAATGGATAAAGTCTGGGAAAAGCTCGTTCGAGATGCTGATTCAATTTATCACGACGACTTATGAGCAGCAACGTTACCGGATACAAAGTGCTGAACGAACACATGGTCATCCCTGGCGGGTGGCATTACCGCGTGCCTGAGACTGGCATTGAAATCATGGGCGGATCATGGCCGCAGCTCCATGAGTTTGTTCGTAACCATTACACAGCCAATGCGATTAAAATTCCCGAAAATCTCGACACATTAATCACCGAGTATTCGTGTCGTAACGGTGCCGACTGCATGTACAACGAAGTTGAAATCCGCAAGCCAGAAGGCCGTAAATCGCTCCAGATTGGCGATGTAATCCGCTTTAGCATGAGCCTACTCCATGGTCTGACCGTGGGCGGCGGCAAGGTTGATCAGGCAGAAGCCACGCGCAGGGCGTCAATCTGCTCAACTTGCACCTACAATCGCAAGCCGCTTGGATGCACGGGGTGTAACGCTCGGGTGCTAAAAGAAGCGGTCAAAACCTTTTCCCAGCATGGAAGTACACCGCTAGACGAAAACCTCCAAAGCTGCGAATTTTGCGGTTGCTTTATCAGAAGCATGGTGTGGTTTCCCATTGAAACACTCCATAAATTTACGGACGCTACAGAGAACAAAAACCTTCCGGCCCACTGCTGGAAAAAACGACCAT